GCTTGAACGTAGGGTAGCCCTGTGGATTGATGAGGGTGACACCGCAAGACTAGACAGTGTTGATAGTAGACTCGATGATCTTGAATGTAGCATGGATGAAAAGATTGACAGTTCTGATGTTGATGATAAGATTGAGTCGGCACTGGCTGACTTAGATCTACCGGATTCATACTCAGTAGAAGTTATGATTGACGATGCTTTAGAAACTAAAGTAATGGATGCGGTCAGGGCTGAGATAGATGCGACCGACTTTAAAATAACAGTGGAGAGATAGAGATATGAAAAAGACAATTGACTTGACAACACCAGTACATACCTATAAGGTAATGATGTCTGAGGTACGCGGTTATTATATAGACGTAGCGGCATCAACACCCGAACAGGCAATGGAGTATGCAGAAGTAAATAAACGAGCGGGGATGTATAAAAAATACAACGGCCACATAGTTGATATAGCCCCCGTAATGATAGTCGAAGAGGAGAAACCCAATGAGTAAATATGAATGCGGTTACTGTTTAACAATGTTTGATGAGCATAGCGGTGGTACAGATATGTGTCCTCTTTGCTGTAGTAAGACACTAGGCATAGTAGATAATACCTTTGTACACGATGATGATTATGCTCTTGAAGTTGAAACAGACTATAGTCTATAGAGACTATGCAGATCTTTAAAGCTATTGTCCTTTTCTTTTCAGAAGAAGATAAAAGAGAATTCTTTAAAGGCTTAAAAACTATTAGAGATTATAGCATAGATTGATTTAGAAGTCAAGCACTCATTTAGTTGTTGACATTGAGGTTGGTTTATGTTATCATCTCTTTAAATTATTTAAGGGAAAAGAAAATGAGTAGAGGTTGGAACGGTAGCTGTGAGGATTGGTTACATGGTGATGAACATCTAAGTGACTCTTGCGATTCAGAGTTTGAAAATTCAGAAGAAGATGAAGAGGAGAAATGTAATGAACAAAGCAATTAATATTTTAGTACCTACAGTTTTACTAGGGGTAAGTGCATTGTTATATATCAACATGGATATAAATAAGAATGCGGCGATGTCTCAGATGAGTGAGTTAGAGCAGAGATTTAAAACCAACACTATAAAGTTGGACATGACCTCAGATAATTACAATGTGCTTAGCGGTGCATTAGATGATCATGAGAATACATTGCGGCGGTATCAAGAAACGCTGAGTACGACACTAACTATCCACGATCAGTCACTAACAACACTTGACAAGGCTTTAATGAACGACATCATCTTGTCTGAAGAAGTGGTGCGGCTAAGCGATCAGCTAACCGAACAAGATCAGAAGATCTCTGAGGTTAAAGAACTGGCTACGGCTGTAGTGTTGCCCGAACCTATAGCTGTGTTGCCTGAACCTGTAGTTAAGAACGTACCTATCGCTACGTTACCTGAACCTGTAGTTAAGAACGTACCTATAGCTGTGTTGCCTGAACCTGTAGTTAAGAGAGCGCCTATTAAACACCCTTGCCCACAGCCTGATAGTTCTATTAACTTCGGGAAGTATATAAGCAAGCTGAATTTTAATAAGTCTACTGCGTTTGTGGTGTCCTTTGACGTACAGGATGGGGCGGTTAAGAATGTTTCTTACTCTACCAATGTCTACAGTAAGTTGAACAGGGCGGTCACCAAGTATCTTGACAAGGCTATATCAACAGAGAACAACGTGACTAACTGTAGCATTCCTTTTAAGATAGAGGTTTAATATGACAGCAGGGTTCGGAGAAAACTTTTTAACTATAAACTATAGGCTAGGTGTGGGTTTTGACTTTGAGTTCGCCGACAGCAGGGCTGTATGGGTTACTAAGACAGGAGAAGAATCAATATGCGCGGCATCCTTTGAGGGTGTCGTGATCATGCTACCCTTCACAGTAATAACCTTTGGTAAGATATGGACGGAGGACTAGAGATGCTATACGTTGGCTACAAGTTTGAGGTAGATGATAAGGGCATTGAGTTTCAGGACATGAAAGTCCCTGAAGGTTATGATGTCAGCGACCTGTTTGAAGTAGAGGTTACTGAAGAAGGCAACCTATATTTGAAAGCAGTGGAGAAAGAACATGAGTAATGCAACACATGGCGGCAAAGGTGATCGTGCAAGGAGCGTAAACTTAAATAGGTTTAACGATAACTACGATGCGATCTTTAACAAACAACAGACGGAGGTAGTAGATGGAGAAGGTAAAGAAGCTAACAGTGAGTGCCTTGCAAAGGGTGACCAACTGGGTGGAGAAAGAAACAATAGTAATGAAGAGCAAGTTTGAATCAAGGTTTATAAAAACAGTAAGGTCGATGGTTGTCCTTGCATGTGTACTCACATTGATAAATGTTATTTTAGTTTTAAAGGGGTAAGCTATGATTGATATAATTCTAGGGGTGTTGGTGCTGATAGCACTGGGGTGCGGCATTAGATTGCTATATGAATCTGAATTAATGATAGATGAACTCAAGAAAGAACGGGAGGATGATCGCAATGTTTGAAGAGATGTTTAGCGCAGACCCATCACCGCAAGCAGTAGCTACATCTAAGGCGGCAAGAGATGTGGCAGACGGCAAGGTTCTTTTAAGCGTAGCCTGTAAGCAGTATGGCGTGAAAGAACAAGCAGTCATACAGTACATCATTGACAAGACTGAGTACGAAACAACGCTTGACATAATCAACGGCAACAAGGACACGGATTCAGTCGGTAACAAATAAAGATTGACAGGCTTGAACAACTGTGGTATACTCCACAATTAATTTTAACCACCAAAGAGGAAAGTAACATGGCTATACTAGAAGGCACAGCGTACTGGGCATCGGTCACTACACCGAACACAACCTTTGAACCCACGTACTCAGTAAACTTAGTTGTAGATGAGGCCACTGCCGCAGATTTTAAGGCTCGTGGATTTAGTATTAAAGAGATGGACGAAGGCCCATCCATTGTGATTAAACGTAAGGTCGATGGCAAGGACGGGACAGTACGATCAGCACCTAGACTTGTTGACCAGTACAAGAAACCTCTTGATGCTAAAGTAGGCAATGGTTCTGTAGTTAAGGTGCAGTACAATGAGTGGGAAACCACTAACAAGTACGGCTCTTTCAAAGGCTTAGACTTTCAAGCTATGCAAGTACTAGACCTTGTTGAAGTTGGTAGCCCTGATGGTGCTGAGTTTGAAGCGGCTGAAAGTGACATGGAGGATGAACTGTAATGGCTATAGTAACAGTAGATGATGTGAACTACGAGTCAGATCTGATCTCAGATGAGGGGCGGGCTGTACTCACTCACCTAATGGAAGCAGATAAAAACCTTAGAGAAGCTACACTGACTGTTGGTTTAATGCAAGCCGCAACAGTTACACTCATAGCTAATCTTAAATCTAACCACCTCACGGATGAGGCATTAGCAACAGAGGAAGTTGAAGCAACTGAGGAGTAAGGCGAATGCCTTTTGTTAAACATAAGCAACCTTGTCCTGCTTGTGGAGGTAGCGACCCAGTATCGGTTAACGATAACGGTACTGGGTGGTGCTTCTCTTGCAATACACACTTACCCCAATACAGCACAGCGGAAGTGCAACAACCTGATACCGTAACGGACTTTGAGGTGTATCAAAGGAACAGCAAGATGGTAGAGAATCCAACTGCTTCATTCAGTGAGCTAACTGACCGTAAGATCAGCTTAGATACAGCTAAGAAGTATGGTGTTAAGTCAACAAAAACAGGCGGTAAGATAGATAAGCACTACTATCCTTACTACAATGGACATGAGTTAGCAGGGACTAAGATACGTAAACAGAACAAAGAGTTTACATGGACAGGAAGCCCTAAAGAAGTAGGGTTGTTTGGAGAGAACCTGTTCAAAGCAGGTGGTAAGTTTATAACATTAACAGAAGGCGAGTGTGATGCGATGGCCGCTTATGAACTTATGGGTAGCAAGTGGCCTGTCGTATCTATAAAATCAGGAGCGCAAGGAGGCGTTCGTGATGTTAAACAAAGCCTTGAATACCTTGAGTCATTCGATTCTGTTGTCATTAACTTCGACAACGACAAGGTAGGGAAGGAAGCGGCGCAAGCAATTGCAAAGCTACTGACCCCTAAGAAAGCTAAGATCATGACAATGCCCGTGGACTACAAAGATGCTAACGATATGTTACGCCAAGGTAGACACGCCGCATACGTCAGTGCTTTCTGGGATGCTAAAGTCTATACGCCATCGGGTGTACTAAATCTATCTGATCAGTTTGAAGCCTATCAAAAGCTACGACTAGAGAAGAAGACAGCCATCCCCTATCCTTGGGCGGGGCTTAACAAAAAGCTAGAAGGCTTGAGAGCAGGTGAGTTAGTTACACTCACTGGCGGCACAGGCTTGGGCAAGTCCTCAGTAACCAGAGAGATTGAACACTGGTTGATCAACAACACAGAAGATAACGTGGGTGTCATAGCCCTTGAAGAGAACTGGTCACGTACTGCCGAAGGTATCATGGCAGTGGAGGCTAACGCTAAGCTTCACCTTGATAGTGTTAAGTCTGAGTTCACTGACGAAGAGTTAGATGATTGCTTCAAGAAAGTATTTATGGGTGACAACGATGGTCGTGTCTGGATTCATGCACACCACGGAGTCAACAACCTTGACGACATCTTCAGTAAGCTACGCTACATGATCATAGGTCTGGATTGTAAATGGATTGTAGTTGATCACCTTCACATGCTTGTACTATCTACGCTAGAAAACGATGAGCGTAAAGCTATTGACGGCATCATGCATCGCCTCAGAACTATGGTAGAAGAGACAGGCTGTGGTATGATACTGGTATCTCACTTGC